CGGCCCTCATGGGGTCCTAGACCTCTCCCGTGTTGACTACGGCGCCTGTGCCGACAGTCGTAGACGGCAACGCACCGTACACCTTGGGGTTCCGGGGACGTGGAACCCTGTGGTGCATGCGGTGTGCCCCCACAACGAGATCGCTGCGTTGACTATGCGATCTCTGGCTCCATTGCCCGACCTGGTGTTCGAGGACTTGGGGCGTGCCGCGTGCGGAGAGTTTGCTCGTCTCCGCCGGATCGCGTCCTCCTACGGCGGGATTACCTGGAGCAACCTGCAGACTGCGCTGTCGTATTCAGGGGCTTTACAGCGCAGGTACCTTGAGGCGGAGAGGTCTTTGAGGGTAGATGGGCCGGTCACCGGTGCCGACTCCTACCTGAGGCCTTTCCTGAAGGCTGAGAAAGGGTGTTTGGAGACGAAGGCTCCCAAGCCTAGGCTGATTTTTCCCAGGTCAGCGAGGTATAACCTTCGGCTCGCTTCTCGGCTGAAACCGTTTGAGCACTGGTTGTGGGGTCGTCTCACAGCGCAACGGTTCTTCAAGGGGGGTGTAGGCAGGGTTGTGGCTAAGGGGCTCAATCCCCGACAACGCGCTAACTTGGTGGTGAAGAAGTTCAGAGCGCTGGAGTCGTGCGTGGTGTTTGAAGTGGATGGCAAGGCGTGGGAGGCCCATGTGGGACCTTCTCAGTTGCGGGCAGAGCACGAGGTGTATGAGGCCGCATTCCCTGGGGATCAGAGTTTGCGCCGCTTGCTTCGTGAGCAGCGGACGTTGAGGGGTAAGCTGCCGTGTGGAGCGAAGTTTTCGCGGGAGGGTGGTCGCGCAAGTGGAGACTTTAACACTGGCATGGGTAACTCACTTATCATGCTTGTGGTGGTTGTCGCGGCTCTTCGGAGCTACAACGTACCGTTCGATGTTCTGATCGACGGCGACAATGCTTTAGTCTTCCTGCGTCAGTGTGATTCCTCCCGGGTGCTGAGTACCTTCGCCGAACACGTACTGGCCAATTCTGGGCAAGAGGTCCTCCTCGACCGCCCTGTCACCGTTATTGAGGAGATTCGCTTCGGGCAGTCGGCCCCAATTTCACTCGGGACCCACCGTGGGTGGTGCATGGTCCGCGATTACCGGAAGGTCCTCTCGGGGGCCTTGTCTAGTCATAGATGGCTGCGGGAGCCCCGGTTCGCGCTCGAGTGGATGAGGGGTGTCGCTGCGTGCGAGCTTAGTCTCGCAAGTGGCGTGCCTGTTCTTCAGGAATGGGCCCTCGAGCTTCAGGCATTGTTGGGCGGCCCGGCTGGCGTGCGAGCTCATCCGCACGCGGATTACTTCGTCATGGGCGCGTGGTTGGCGGATGCTGGAGCTAGTGTACCTGTCTGCTCAGAG